TCCGGTCCTGGCACTCGGTGACTGGGCGATCTACCGCAGCACCAAGGCCGCCCACCCCAAGCTGGCGCTGGTCGTCGGCACCCCCGAGACGACCGACGCGGGTACGTCTCTCGACATCGAGGCTGGCACTGTCAACCTCCTGATCTACGGCCCGCGCGGCAACACCTATGCCAAGCAGGGCGTCTCCGTCAGCGCCGACGCCACTCCCGGTACGGTCGGCCCGAGGAACTAGGACTGCACAGGGGCTCGTCCCCGACTGTGGGCAGCGGTGTAAGTCCGTGCCAGTCCTAGAAAGGCCCCCGGTGTGAACCCTGCACCGGGGGCCTTGCCGTGTCCGATGAACGGAGCATGGAACAGCAGGTAATCATCCCGTGCCCGGCCAGCGGCGGCTATGTCGAGCTGGCGCGCACCCGCGATGTGGTCGGCACGCCGTTCCGTAAGCACATCCTGAACCTGGGCACGCTGATTCACCCAAAGACCGGCGAGAAGCTGAACTTCGGGGACGAGTTCTACGGGACGCTCAAGCGCAACTTCGACAACGGAGTCTGCGATATCGTCCAGGTCCCGCTCGCGGACGCCCAGAACCAGCACACCGAGGACCCGCTGCGTAACGCAGGCGAGGTGGTGGGGCTGGAGCGCGAGGGCGACAAGATCTTCGCCGTGATTGACGCGCGCAGCCCGGCAGCTGTCGAGGGCCTGCGCAACAAGACGCTGCTGGGCGCCAGCGCGTTCCTGAACATGGACTACACCGACACGCGGACCGGCCAGAAGGTCGGCCCGACGCTGCTGCATGCGTGCATCACGAACCGTCCCTACGTCCTTGGACTTGATGACTACGCCGAGGTCATTGCTGCCACGGCCGATGGTAGTGAAGACGTCGTCGTACTTTCCTCAGAGGAGCCCCAGATGCCGGAGCAGACCAAGGACGAGCTGATCGCAGCTCTCAGGGAGCACGGTGTTGACGTGCCAGCTCTGGAGGCGGCAGCTGCGAGCAAGCCGGACCTCACCGAGCTGACCAACGTTCTCAAGGACGCGCTCAAGGGCACGCCCGCCGCGCAGTCCCTGGAGCTGACCGGAGGCGCCACCCTGACGCAGGCTGACATCGTCGGTGCGATCACCGAGCTGTCCGGCCAGGCGCAGGCGTTCGGCAGCCGGGTCATCACGCTGGAGCGTGACCGGGCCGAGCGCGAGGTGGACGGCTACATCTCGCAGGGCCGGGTGCTCCCCAAGCAGAAGTCCACCTTCGTGGACCTTGCGCTGACCAACCGGGACATGATGGAGACGCTGCTCCCGGACGAGCCGCTCGTGGCTCTCAACAACCAGACTGGCCACCCGGGCATGCCGCAGGGTGAGCAGAAGCAGGCCTGGGACGTGGACTCCGAGATCCTGCGCCTCACCGCCGAGCACGACAAGATGGCACGCAGCCAGGCCTCCGGCAAGGGCGCCCGGCTGCCGCAGAACCGGCGCTAAGCCGACTTCGGACCACCGGATCTAGACAGGGAAGCGGACACAGGGAGCCATGGGGACCTACGACAGCTTTGAGTTCGATTACATCCCCACGTACACCAAGCCGACTCACGAGTACGGCCAGGAGTACGCGAGTGCTGGCGCCTACTCGCAGCAGTTCCTGGCTCCGGTTGTCCGGGAGCTGCTCAAGAGCATGGTGGCCTACCGCCAGCGTGGCGTCACGCTGGCAGGCGGCCAGGGCATCCTCCCCACCGGGTGCGTGCTCGCGCAGCAGACAGCCAACCAGCTGTACTACGCCTACAGCGCCACGGCCAGCGATGGCACGCAGACCGCACTCGGCCTGCTGCGCGATGCCAGGGACACAGGCGGCACCAGCGACCCGACCGGCAAGACGTCTACTCCCTGCCTGGGTAACCTGATCTACTCCGGCACGGTGGACCTCAGCCTCGTCTCCGGCACCGACACCACTTCCCTGGTGGCGAACACCGGCGGCGGCGTGGGGTCGGGCACCACGGGCGTCAAGACTCAGCTGAACGCCCGCATCGACCAGGCCGTGGGGTACTTCATCTTCTAAGCCTGAACGCGACAGGGAGCCCCGGCCGTTTCGACGGAACCGGGGCTTCTTGCCGTCTGGTCCTTAACATTCAGGGCTGCGATGGGAGCATACAGGTGTACGGGCTGCTGGCTCTCCGTCCGTCTCGCTAACTGCCGGTGGCCAGCAGCCCGTAACGCCAGGTGCGACCAGCCGATAGTGGTAGGCAGCCAGTGATGGCTAGTCCAGCCAAGTGGGTCTCGTAATGAGGCGGCGCAGGACGGGCGCTCTCCAACCGAGAGTGTCGCTGATCAAGGTGCAAGGCCCAACTGAAAGAAGGAAGTTCAGTGCCGGACATCAGCCTGCTTGAGCCAGTGGTCCTCAGGGGCGTGGTGGAGAAGTTCACCGTTCCTGAGTCGCTGGTGATGCTGAACCGTCTCGACCAGACCCCGTGGCCGTACCCGTACGCCACCTGGGACGTGGTCAAGGGCTCGCGCCTCATGGCCAGCCCGAACGTCCCGAACTCCGAGGCGCATGTGATCTCGCGCCTGGGCCGTTCGCAGGAATCTGCGAGCTTCGTCTACCTTCGCGAGAAGAAGGTCTTCGAGCCCACCACGCTCCACTGGCTGCGCACGCCGGGCGAGCTGGCCCAGATCAACGCCGAGCAGTCAGTGCTGAGGGAGATCAACGACCTCAACCAGCGCTTCGACAACTTCGCGGAGTGGCTGATCTGGCAGGCGATGGGCGGGTCCATCCAGTTCACCTCCAGCTCCAACTACCAGGGTCCTCCCGGAACGGGCTATGGCTCGGTCGGCTCCGGCGCTGGCGACGTGCAGGCCACGGTGGACTTCAAGTTCCCGGCCAGCCACTTCGTGCAGCCCGCCGTTCCGTGGCTGCAGAACAGCGCCCTGGTCTGGAGCGCGAGCGCGCAGGCGTCCAACGTCTACCTGAACCAGGCGCAGACCAACCTGCAGGCCGGTGGCGGCACGATCAACTACGCCACCCCGATGCAGATCGTGGAAGACATCCGCTCCTGGAAGCGGATCATCCAGATCCACGGTCGCGTTCCGGCCACCGAGGTCTTCGCCACCAGCGTCACCCTCGCCGCGATGTTCGAGGCCTGGGTCCAGGCGGGCCAGGGCTCCACGGTCAACATCCCGGCGACCATGCTGTCCGACCGGATGAAGGACGAGTACTACTCGTCCGGCACCCTCTCCGGCTTCATGGGCCTGACGTGGAACACCGTCGAGCAGGTCTACGAGAACCCGAACGGCATCCTCACCTTCTTCGTCCCCGATGGCATGCTCTACATGGGCAACTACTCCGACCAGCGGCCCATCGAGCTGCTGATTGGCCCCACCGCTGACGACGAGGCCCCGGACGGCTTCACCGGCAAGTTCTCCAAGACCTGGAAGGAGAAGGACCCCTCCGCTCGTCAGTACCTGCTGGAGTGGAACCTGCTCCCCATCGTCACCCGCCCCGAGCAGATGCTGGTCGCTGATGGCATCATCGCCACCAACGCGACGACCACCACCTACGCCGGTGGCTCGGTTAACCCGGGCCTGCAGACCTACCCGCCGTACTTCAACCAGTCCCCGGTGGACTAGGCACCCACGCTGTGCGGAGAGCCCCGGCCCCTCTGGGGCGCGGGGCTCTTTCGCTGATAAGGAGAATTCAGTGGAAGTTGCACAGAGTGCGTCGGCCATCCTCAGCAGGCTGGAAGGCGATGACCTGGTCATCCGCTCGCTGCCTGGCAGCGGGCTGCTCATGCCGGGCAAGAACACTGCGATTGTGACGGGTGACGGCCTGGTCATCGTGGACGAGAACCACGACCCGCTGTACTTCATCACGCCATCCGGGCTCGTGATCGGCAAGCTCTCGGACATCTACCGGGACAGCCTGGCTGCTGCCGCTCACCAGAAGAAGATCTCGGAGCCTAAGCACGAGGAGTGAGACCGATAGCGCGAGCATGACCGGCATCGGCGCTACTCAGCTCATCGATCCATCTGCACTCGCGCTGCAGTTGCTAGCATCTCCCGCGCAGGACGTCCCTGCTGTCGTGGCGCCAGCAGGGACGCCTGCGTTCTGTCATCTGTGCGGGGGCAAGCTGCCTGGCGTCGCCCGGTTCTGCCCCCACTGCGGCTCTCAGCTGGCCGCTGAGCTTGCAGGGCCAGAGCAGGCACCAAACCCCCGTCCCAAGCCAGACGCCGAGCTGACGCCTGCTGAGCGCGCTGAGCGCAACCGCCAGCACGCCCTGGCCGTCGCCGCCGGGCAGCGCGATCCGGGCATCCAGGGCTACGTGCAGCCATCCGGCAAGCGCGAGACCGTGCTGATCCACTTCACCGAGGACGGGATCACCGCTTACGGCACCGTCTGGTACAAGGGCCAGGAGCTGGAAGTCGAGGTCGGCGGCCCCGGCTGGGAGTACGCCAGCCAGTGGATCATGCTTGATGACCGCCAGCAGATGCAGCGCTGGGGCAAGGTGAAGTTCCGCCCCGGGCCGTGGCCCGGGCTGCCTTCCTACACCGCCGGG